ATAAAACAGACCGGGTGATGTGGGCGTTACAGGGTCGGTTTGAGAATGGGATTATTAAATTAAACAAGGGTTCGTGGAATGAGACATTTTTAGATGAACTGTATCAATTCCCTGATCCGCTAACACACGATGACACGATAGATGCGCTGGCTTATATAGACCAAATGGCAAATGTGCCTTACGCGCAGGACTTTGAGCAGGACAACTACGAATTCATAGATTCGGTGGCGGGTTACTAATATGGCTAAAAATGACGATGTAGAGCTAAGGCTTTTTGAAGATGCGGGTTTAAGTTCTTGGGTAATGACTCAGGTGAGTGAGTGGCGTAACCATTACGAACAAAATTATGAAGAGACGTTCAAAGAATATTACCGGATCTGGCGGGGAATTTACGACCCTAATGACAAAACGAGAGCCAGTGAGAGAAGTCAGATAATCTCCCCGGCAACTTCTCAGGCTATTGAATCCAGTGTTGCTGAAATTGAGGAAGCGACTTTCGGGCGTGGAAGATTCTTTGATATACGCGATGACATTGAAATGTCTAACCCTCCCGAAAATATGAGCGAGGAACAAGCGCAAATATTCCAGGCGCGACTGCAAGAAAAACAAAGAGACAAGATGAACATTAAATATCTTCGGGATAAATTAACCGAGGATTTTCAGAAACAAAAAATTAGACAAGATGTTGGTGAAGTTCTACTTAACGCAGCTATTTTTGGAACTGGGATAGCAGAAGTCATTATTGATTTAGAGAATGAAAAAACACCAGCGACAAGACCAATGGGCGGTATGATGGCCCAAGGCACACAAGAGCAAGAAAGAACAGTAGTTAAGTTAAAAGCGGTTCTTCCTCAAAACTTCTTAATTCAACCAGAAGCCACCGATATTCAATCAAGCTTGGGGGTGGTCATTGATGAAGATGTTTCCCCCCATTCAATCAAGTTGATGCAGGAAAAAGGCATTTATAAAGATGTCACTATTGAAAGCTCTGGCGCTACCAGCACCGATATTCTTGAACCAGACCCTACGTTAACCGATCAGCCTGATCATGTTGTTAGGCTTACAAAATATTACGGTCTTGTTCCTCGACATCTACTTGATGAGTTTAAACTAGAAAACCCAATTGATGAATTTGAAGAAATCATATCTGAACTGGAAGAAGAATCAAAAGAAGACAACGATGAATTTTTATTACCTTTTGCTGAAGATGAAGATGATCTTGATGAAGGCCCGTATTACGTTGAAGCCTGCATTGTCATCGCTAACGGTAACACTGTATTAAAAGCGATTGAAAACCCCTACATAATGGGAGATCGCCCGGTTATTGCCTTTCCTTGGGACGTTGTACCGTCAAGATTCTGGGGGCGTGGGGTAGCTGAGAAGGCATATCACTCACAAAAAGCCTTAGATACTGAGCTTAGAGCTAGAATTGACGCTTTAGCCTTAACCAATTCGCCTATGATGGCGATGGACAGCACCAGAATTCCTAGAGGATCACAGCCAGAGATAAGGCCAGGGAAGATCATCCTAACTAATGGCAATCCTGCGGAGGTTTTACAGCCTTTTAATTTTGGTCAAGTAAATCAAATCACTTTTGCTCAAGCTAATGCGCTTCAGCAGATGGTTCAGCAAGCAACTGGTGCAGTAGACTCTGCTATGCCGGGTAATCTCAGTGATACCGCTGCATCAACCCTCTCAATGGGGCTATCTGCCATCATAAAGCGCCAAAAACGCACCTTGGTCAACTTTCAAGAGAGCTTTTTGATCCCCTTTGTGAAAATGGCAGCTTTTCGCTACATGCAGTATGACCCTGAGAATTATCCGGTGGAAGATTTCGTTTTTACTGTCACTTCCAGCCTTGGAATTCTGCAAAGAGAGTATGAGGTCACGCAATTAGTTCAGTTGTTGCAGACTATGCCCCAAGACAATCCGCTTTATCCTGCGTTGATTAAGTCAATTATAAACAATATGGCTCTTTCAAACCGTGAAGAACTCGATGCGATGATTGATCAATCTATGCAGCCTGATCCGCAGGCTCAAGAGATGCAGCAAGTCAATGCTCAAACTCAGCTTGAGTTTACACAAGGGCAAACTGCTGCATTGGTGGGTCAAGCAACCGAGTCGCAAGCTAGAGCTAAAAAGATTCAGGCAGAGACTATAGGCATCCCAATTAAGCTCGAAAGTGACCGAATTGAGGCTATTGCTGACCTTACTCGCTCCGACAGCGATCTAAGTAAGGATGACAAGCTAAAGCTGAAAATAGCTGAAACTGCGATCAAAGAAAGGAAGGTTGGACTTGATCAATCAAGGGCTAACGTGGCCCGTAATATTAGATAAATTACGATACTTTACGAAGTTTAATATGGGTGTTACGGTGAAAATCACATGAGTCTGTCGTTAGAAGATGAAAAATATTGCGAAGCGATGTTTGAAATGTTTTTGACAGATGGCTGGAAGTTCCTCATAGACCAGCTTGAGGAAAATAGAGTCAACATAAATTCAGTGCAATGGACGAAAGATAACGATGATTTACGCTTCCGAAAGGGGCAGCTAGATGTCATCGCCTTAGTCACTTCACTGAGGGATCAGGTTGAAGATTTGTATGAGCAGAAAGATTTATGATTTCAAATGCCCCTCCGGGCATATAACAGAGAAATTTATAGACGATTCAGTGAAGCAAATTGATTGCCCTAACTGTCGGCAGTTATCAACTCGATTAGTCTCTTATGCAGGACCAATGCTCGATGTCGTTAGTGGTGACTTCCCAGGAGCCACGATGAAATGGGCAAAAGGTAGGCAGAAGAGAATAAAGGCAGAACGCAGAGAAACTGAACTCCACGGTCCTGCGGAATAATCTTTAAGCCCTAATGGATAACTTAATCAGGAGAAAATACGGCAATGGCAGAAGCAACAGAGCAATCTGAATACGACCCAATTGATGCCTTGGAAACACCAATGCAGGGAGAGGGACAACCGGAAGCGACAGACAGCACCTATGGCGCTAAAACTCGTGATGATTTAGAAAAAATGCTGGACGATCAGAAATCTATGATCGGTAGGCAATCTAATGAAGTCGCAGACGTTAGGCGTGAAATAGAGGCTATGAAAAGCGCGAAAAGTTACGTTGACAGCCAACTGCAAGTTGAACAACCCAAAGCCAAAGAGATTGACTATTTTGGCGATCCGGCTAGTGCTATTAAACAAAGCATTGAAGATCATCCGGCAATGAGACACCAGCAAGAAGAACTCTCTCGAATGAGAGCTGAAGGCGCGGCTCGTGATATTGAGGCGAGGCATCCAGACGCTTCTACTGTGTTAAATACCGATGGCTTTAAGAATTATATTGCACAGTCACCAAGTCGCACCGTGAGTTATACCAGTGGCATGAAGTCTATGAATGTTGGAATAATGGATGAGCTTTTATCTGCTTATAAGTCGGTAAGCCAGCCATCTCCACAAATAGAAGCACTAAAGAATCAAGATCGAAAAGCCGAGGCTCGCAGAGGGGCAACGGGTAACGCTCAAGGTTCTTCAGAAACGTCTGCTGGTAAAAGTATCTCGCGTGATGATCTCGTCAAACTCAGAATGAATGACCCCGAACGCTATCGGCGTCTTTATCCTCAAATTGAGAAGATGTATCGAGAGGGAAGGGTCACTTAATTTATTTTCTTACAATTTAAGGTGATTCATCATGGCAACATCAGTATATCCCGCCCAAGGCGGTGCAAGTAATGTAACAACTCAGGCTTCATTTATTCCTGAGTTGTGGAGCGACCAAGTACGCGCAGCTTTCCAGCAGCGCATCGTAATGGCGAATATTGTCAAGCAAATGCCTATGACGGGCAAAAAAGGTGACACTATTAACGTACCCGCTCCGGGCCGTGGAAGTGTAACGGCGAAGGCAGCAGGAACAGCGGTAACGATCCAGAACGATACTGCTACTAACGTCCCTATTGTTATCAACCAGCATTTTGAGTATTCACGCTTGCTTGAAGATGTGGCGAAGATGCAGGAACTAGCTTCAGCTCAGGAGTTTTATACTGATGATTGCGGTTATGCACTTTCCAAAAACGTAGACACTTTTTTACATGCGTTAGGCAAGAATCTAGGTGATGGTAACGGCAGTTCTCCGGTAAATTCAGCAGCTTTTTTTGTTGATAGCACCAATGGTCTTACCCCCTACGCGGTTGACACAGTGACCGTCACGGACCTATTAACGGACGCGGGATTCAGAGGCTTGATCGTTAAGCAAGATGACGCAGATGTTCCTTTCGACAAGCGATATTTCGTAATCCCACCTAGCGCCAGGTCAACCATGATGGGCATCGACCGTTATGTAAGCTCTGACTTTGTTAGCGGCCAGGGTGTAGTTAACGGAAAGATCGGTAACATTTATGGTATTGATATTATGGTCAGTACCAACTGTCCTGTAACTGAAACTGCTGCTGAGAATACGGCTGGCGGTGAATTGAAGGCAGCTATGCTTTTGCATGAATCTTCTCTTGTTCTTTCTATGCAGCAAGACGTTCGGGTTCAAACTCAGTACAAGCAAGAGTGGTTAGCTGACTTGCTAACTGGTGATGTACTTTATGGCGGTGTTGCATATCGTCCTGACAGTGCGTTCACCTTAATCGTGAATGCGTAACAATTCCCCATAGTTCGGGGGGGTATTCATTTCCCCCCCTTCTTTTTAAAGTAAGGGGAACTCATGCCCATAATAGTAACCAAGAATTCCAGCACTGCTACCGATGTCCCAACAAGTTCACAGCTTGTCCAGGGAGAACTTGCGGTCAATGTCACAGATAGAAGGCTCTTTACTGAGAATGCTTCTGCGGCGGTTGTTGAGATTGGCACAAATCCCTCAAGTATTACTACTGGAGCAATCACAGCAACAGGAACCTTCAACGGTGTTGCGGTTAATGCTTCTGGAGCTATTGCGGGAGCAAGCCTATCTACTTCCGGTAGTGTTACCGGGGCAACTTTAACGGATGGAACTGCTTCGTTATCAAGCGGAAGTTGGACTTCTCTTGTAGGCGTTAATGCGTCAGGCACAATTCAGTTTGGAAATTTAAGTGATGGCTCAATCTCAATAGCCTCATTTTTAAATTCAGATACAATGTCTGGGGCTTCTGCCGTAAATGTCCCTACTGCTATTTCTGTAAAAAACTACGTTGATTCTGTTTCGACTAATCAAGACTTAGATTTCCAGGGTGACGCTGGCGGTCAGCAATCAGTGGACTTAAATTCTCAAATTCTTGATATTGCTGGCGGCATAAATATATCTACAACTGCTTCGGGTCAGGAATTAACAGTCAATCTTGATGCTGCCTTATCTGGACTTACCTCTGCGGCTTTTTCTGGCGGTGTTACAGCAGGAAGTTTTGCCGGGCCGCTAACGGGCAATGTCACAGGAAATATTTCTGGAAGTGGCTCAAGTAGTTTAACAACCTTTGCAACAACAAATTTAACGGCTGGAGGTGTTGTATTTCCAGCAAGCGATGGAACGTCAGGTCAAGTAATATCAAGTAATGGCAGCGGTGTAGCTTCTTGGGCAACAATCCCAGGCCTAGACGCAAATCTTGCAGCGTTTGCCGCTCAGTTTACACTTCCTACGGCGAATGGGAATAACGGACAAATCCTATCTCAAACTTCTAGTGGGAATATAGGATTTACGAACCTACCACCTTCAACGCTTGGAACGCTAACTCAAACATTTACTAACGGACAAGCAACTACTATTAGCCTTACTGACAGCGTTCTCGCACCTGTTGTTTCTGTGACTAAAGAAGTAGCACAGACCGCTGTTACTAATAATAACTGGAATGTCAATTCTACTACTGAGAACTACACAAGGCTGGATAGCGCGCCGGCGACTACTTTGGATTGGGGTGTTGGAGATGTTTCTACTGCGGTCTATACACAAGTGTTTTCAGTAGCAGCTCAAGAAACAAACCCACAGGGATTAGCGTTTAATACAGACGGAACAAAGATGTTTGTTACAGGTAATGGAGGAGACGATGTTAATGAATATGCCTTATCAACTGGCTTCGATGTTTCTACTGCCGTGTTTACAGATGCCTTTAGTGTTGCAGCTCAAGATCTGAATCCTTATGGACTAGCCTTCAATACCACCGGCACTAAGATGTTTATCAGTGGCTCTACCGGAGACGCTGTTTACGAATATGCCTTATCAACTGGCTTTGATGTTTCTACAGCTTCGTACACGGATAGTTTTAGTGTAGCAGCACAGGATATAAAACCACAAGATATAGCCTTTAACACCGATGGAACTAAGATGTTTATTGTTGGTGATACCAGCAATAGTGTTTACGAGTACGCACTATCAACTGGCTTTGACGTATCAACAGCTTCGTATACAGATGCTTTTAGCGTAGCAGGTCAAGACCTGACCCCAGAAGGTATAGCTTTTAACGCTGACGGAACTAGTATGTTTGTTGCGGGAAGGGATAACGATTCGGTTTACGAATACACACTAGCAACAGGCTTTGATGTATCTACTGCATCGTTTAACACCAGCTTTTCAGTAGCCTCTCAAGAGGTAAGCCCTACTGCACTAGCCTTCAATACCACCGGCACTAAGATGTTTGTGTGTGGCTATACAGGTGATGACGTAAATGAATACACTATCTCTACGCCGCTAACACTAGGCACAGGCTCATTCACCTCCGCGGACGTAGGCAAGACCATTGAAGCCAACTCAGGCGTGTTTGTCTTAACAGCCACAAGCGGCTCCTATGTAGAAACCACAACTCCTACGTCATACGCTCAGGTTGCCTCTGGCTCTTGGGAGATGTACGGCGCAGTGTATAACACTACGGACGGTGACTTAGAGCTGAGTGGTGTAAATACGGGCTTTGATGTTTCAGAGGCATCTTTCGTAGATAGCTTTTCAATATCAGGTCAAGAGACTGAACCACAAGACCTAGCTTTCAACACTGACGGCACAAAAATGTTTGTGGTTGGCTTTTCAGGAGATGACGTAAACGAATACACGTTGTCTACAGAATTTGATGTTTCAAGTGCTACATTCGTTGATTCTTTTTCTGTAGGGTCGCAAGAAACAATCCCAAGAGGATTAGCCTTTAACACCGATGGTACTAAAATGTTTGTTTGTGGACAAAGCGGTCAGGACGTAAACGAATACGCATTGTCAACCGGCTTCGATGTGTCAACCGCCTCGTTTATTGATGCCTTTAGTGTAAGCTCACAAGATACAGTTCCTACCGCTTTAGCTTTTAACACTGATGGCACAAAGATGTTTGTTCTTGGCTCTACAGGAGATGATGTTAATGAGTACGCATTGACTACTGGCTTTGACGTATCAACCTCTTCGTTTACTGACAGTTTTTCAGTATCAGCACAAGAAACAGACCCGCACGGATTAGCTTTTAATACTGACGGTACGAAAATGTTTGTTGTTGGCCCTTCAGGAGATGATGTTAATGAGTACCAGCTATCTACTGGCTTTGATGTTAGTACCTCAACATTTACAGATAGCTTTAGTATAGCCGCTCAAGAAATAACCCCAACAGGATTAACCTTTAGCACTGACGGCACTAAAATGTTTGTTTTGGGCGAAAGTGGAGACGATGTAAACGAATACAACGTAGGCGTAATTGCAACCGCAACAGGCTACAACCCAGTCCACACCACAGCCTCCATAGACTCAACCTACTGGACAGACATCAACTCTATGACAGCTAACCAAGCTGCGGGTAGTGGCACTATAAACTACTGCATCTCTACAGACGATAGAACAACGTGGGGCATAGTAGACAACACAAGCGGCGAGAGAGACATCGTTCGGAATAACGGTGGAACGTGGCAGTATAATTCTAACGGCACATACGCTTCAGAAACGTGGGCGAATGGTACTACGAATACTGAGCTTGCTACGATTGCGGAGGCTATGGAGGGTGCTACTTATACGGTCCAGACATATGACGTAACAACTTCTGTGTTTGTTGATGATTTTTCTATTGCCAGCCAACAAACAAGCATAATGGGTTTTTGTTTTAGTCCTTCGGGAGACAAAATGTATGTAGTTGGAACATCTAGCGATAGCGTTTCCTCATACACATTATCTACAGCTTTTGATGTAAGCACTTCTTCTTTCGTTAATAGCTTTAGTGTTGCCGCGCAAGATACCGCCCCACATGACGTAGTTTTAAGTACCGATGGGACTAAGATGTTTGTGCTTGGGAGTACAGGCAAAGATGTAAACGAATACTCATTGACTACGGCGTTTGACGTATCTACTGCCTCATTTACGGATAGCTTTTCTATATCAGGTCAAGAAGCAACGCCTTACGCTTTGGCGTTTAATCCTGACGGAACTAAAATGTTTGTTCTTGGATATTCTGGAGATGACGTAAACGAATACTCTCTTTCTACAGGGTTTGATGTGTCTACAGCTTCTTACAGTCAAAATTTCTATGTTGGCACTCAAAGCACAATTGTTACGGGTCTTGGATTCAGTATAGACGGAACTCACATGTATGTCGTTGGTAACGACAACCGAGAGGTTTATGAATATACCCTGACTACAGGTTTTGATGTTTCTACGGCATCTTATGTCAATTTGTTTGGCATTAACATTGGAGGAACTGCTAAAGTAAGGGTGAATAATGACGGGACTAAAATGTATATTTTAAACTATAGTGACAACCTCATAAGGGAGTACGCTATGGGAGTAACAAGCTACACAAACAAGATGGACAAGACTCAACTAGACGCTGTCACAGACCCGAACCACATAGTCTTGGGCAACGACCTAGACTTAGCCATCGTGTTCAACCTAGCAAGCGGAACTACTGTGCCTTCATCAGACGGTGTAGCAATCAACTACGATGCCACTGTTTTAAATAAAGGTGCAATTCTTGGTACTGATTATGACTTTGATGCTCCCGCTCAAAACAAGGTAAGAATTACAGCCCTGGCTGGGAACAACCTTAAGGTTAGAGTAATTTAATGACAAAAAAAGAGATGTAGGCAAATGATTAAAAACGCATTAGCAAAATACATTGGTGGACCAGCCTGGAGACTTGTGCAGACAACTACTCATTCAACTCTAGGCGCATCAATTGTGATCGGGCTTGTAATCTTTGTCGGCTTAGTTTGGGCGGCTATCTAAATGCTGGCTTCACTTACTGCTCTCATAAACCCGGCAATGTCGATCTTGGAAAAGGCAATTCCAGATCGGGATTTGCGCGAAAAACTAAGTCACGAATTGGCTGTTCTTGCAGACAACCAAATGACAGCTCAGATAGAGCTTAATAAAGTTGAGGCTCAAGGAAACTGGTTTCAATCATCTTGGAGACCTGCGACTGCTTGGGTTTGTGTTGCTGGATTTGGAGTAAACTTTCTTGTTGCGCCTCTTGCACATCCATTTGGAATTATAGTTCCACAAATTGACACCTCCGTAATGCTTCCGGTCCTAATGGCTCTTTTAGGATTAGGCACAATGCGTACATTTGAACGTGTTTCAAAAGTAGGTAAATAATGGATATTATTGAATTATTAGTTGGAGCAAAACGTGACACATTTGTGGATCAAATTGATAATACAATGGATTGGCGTAACTCAATAAATGACGTTTTTAGCGATGCTGGGTCCAATGTTTTAGCAGCCAATTCTGCTGCGACTGCTGCTGATGTCCTAAATAGCGGCAACTATTCAGAAGCAAATATTATTAAAGCGGTTAGAGATGCAGCTTTTGAAGCCAAAGATAAGTGGTTAGCAGAAAATATAGAGAAGTCAAAAGAAGAAAAAAATGCTGCGGTTTTGCAAATATTAACCGATCACGGAATTACAACTGGAAGTGATGGACAATTAATAGATACAGCGACTTTTGATTATTATGAGATGGCTGACGCTAACGGAATGATCGGAAGAGATATTTCTATAATCGAGGGTGATGACAGTGGCGGTAGCGGTAGCGGTAGTCCAGCCACGGCCGTTGAAGCTATTTTAGGAGCCGTAGGAGCTATAGGAGGCATTTTTTCCGGGGGTGATGATAGCCCAAGCCCTACTAACGAGCCTGTCCCTGCGGATCCTGTTGTCCCTAGTTCTCCCCCGCTTGACATAAATCAAGCTACTCAAGAAGAGATTGATGCACTAGTTGATGAAATAAATAACAACACTAAAACTGCTAAGGAAGTTGGGGAGCTATACGGAATTTCAGAGCAAGCTGTTAATGACTATGTAGTCCTTCAAAATACTGTCACTGTTGTTCCAGCTGATCCTGTTGTTCCTGTTGATCCAGCATTACCGGGCGATACGGGTGATCCCTTATTTGGGGATGAAATGATCTATGAATATCAAGGAAATGGCGTTTTTACAAATACCGTTACGGGAGTGAGTAACTACGTTGACCTGGGAGATAATGAAAGTAGCTATAAAGTAGGCGATATGTATTCTGGCGCAAATGGAAATGTAAGTGCTGATCAAGATAATATAGTTACAACTCCACTAATACCGAGTGTAGCTCCAGATAATAATAATATTTTCACAGGGCCATTAACGGCGGCGGCAGTAACAGCAGCGGCAGCAGCGGCAGCAGCGGCATCAAATAGTCCTGTTAACCCAGTTAACCCAGTTAATCCCGTCAACCCAGTTAACCCAGTTAACCCAGTAAATCCCGTCAACCCCGTTAACCCCGTAAACCCAGTTAACCCTGTCAACCCGGTCAATCCTGTTAACCCGGTTAACCCTGTCAATCCGGTCAATCCAGTAGTCCCGGCTGATCCTGTAAACCCAGTTAACCCCGTAAACCCAGTTAACCCAGTTAACCCAGTTAACCCAGTTAATCCTGTTGATCCAGTAGTTCCAGTTGATCTTGTAAACCCTGTTAATCCAGTAGTCCCGGCTGATCCTGTTGTTCCTGTTGATCCGGTCAATCCAGTAGCACCTGTTGATCCTGTTAGTCCTGTTGTTCCTGTTGATCCAGTAGTTCCAGTTGATCCGGTTAATCCAGTAGTCCCGGCTGATCCTGGTACTGTTGCCGGTACTGTGGCTGGCACCGTTGCTGGCACCGTTGCTGGCACCGTTGCTGG